GCCTGACTGTTCTGGAATAATAGCATAGCTAAATCCGGACGGCTTGCGCTGATACGAAGAAGCAATTCACGTGATAACTCAAGTGATTTACTTCTACGTATAGCTTTCGGTTTCTCTTCGAGGTATCAAGTAATTCTTGACATTTCACTAAACGCTAGTTTAAGGCGTGTAGTGAAATCTAACTCGTCGAAGTCATAAAGATGACCAGCACTCTCATTTAAGAGAATACTGAAATTATCTAATAAGTCTTCACGAGAAGGAAACACTGATAAATAAGGATCAAAAGATATTCATCTTCGATACTTATTATACATTGCAACATCTGATTGCAAGGCCTCGAATCAACCCTTGGTGACACGAGAGTCAATCAAGTCATCTAATGATGATTTGAAGAACTCTTGGTCCCTTGTATTAAGCGAATCTATAGCCGAGGACATTAGTCCTGGTGATAGATCCACTACAAGGTTTAAGCCAAAGTAACCAACAAGATCTCAGTACGAAGATTTAAGTTTTCTTAATCAACGTGACCCCTTAAGTGGAGTTTTACTGAGCATCTTTGTTAGTTGTTCTTGGAACACTGCCACATCCATGTCCTCAAAGATCTGGTAATTCATTACCATTTCTTTGAAAGCTTGCGGAGATTTCATAAACTCAAGAATCGACCTTGGTCCTAATGGACTAAAATCAACTCCTTTGATATATAATTTCTTAGCAAACTCACAGACTCCTATTTTAGAAACCAAGGACTTAGATAAATTAATATCTACGCCCAAAAGTTTCATAACAAACAAATAGGAGTGAGCTACATGTTTATCAGCAATAACAATATCATCACCGAGCACAGCATAGTCAGCAAATCAGCCTTCATGGCCAATTCGCATGGCTGCTACTTGTACAAGACAATGATGAGTTAAGGCTAACATGGCTCAGGAGGAAAGTGCACCCATAGGTTGTCCGACGGCATAACGGTAAACACCATTATGTTCGGCAAAGTCAGGATCATCACTAGATAAATGATAATCCCGATCAACTAAGAGATCAGCTCATAACTGAGCGGTCTCTTTAGAGCCATATAAATGGCCCAATAGTTGAATTTGCACATCTATGGGAAGTCTATCTGTCGCTGCGCTTAAATCAAAGCTATACAACTCTG